TTGTCTGGATTAGATGGTAATCAAGTCGCTAGACGCTTAAACGAGATGAAAGTTCTAGGGCTTATTCATCTCACAGGTAAAACAGTTAAATCAAACTCAGGTAGAAACGAAAGAGAGTGGTCATGTCATACGCAAACATAGAAATGAAAATTTTGCATTGGTCTGAAGCCAGAAAGATTATTCCTAACAGCACACCAGAGACTCAGCTTCTCAAAGCTATGTCAGAGATGGGTGAGTTAGCTGATGCAACGATTAAAAAAGACCAAGAGGCAGTTATAGACGCTGTTGGTGACGTTATGGTTTGCCTCATCAACTACTGCGCTCTACAAGACCTAAATCTGGTAGACTGCATGGAAGTTGCATACGATCAGATTAAGAATCGGAAAGGCACACTATTGCCTAATGGATTGTTCGTCAAAGAGTCTACTTAGCGAGTAAGTAAAGACCCACATTCGAAAAGGCGTAACCTGCATACACAATAGCCATGTGTGGGTTATCTTTCCATAGCTGCTCACCAGCTATATAAGCATAGATCGCACCTGTGAGGATGATTAGCCAAGCACTCAAAATGCACCTACATCAATCACTTCACCACGAAACTCAACCAAGTCCTCATCAAACTTGTGTACGAGTTCAGGCCACAATAACTTCCCATTAAAGAAGTTAAGTACTGCAAAGCCTGATCTGTGGTTGCTAGGGTTTAGTTCAGCATAAGTAAACTGTGGGCCATCAGTCTCAGCAAGTGTCCCTGTATCTACCCCAAACCTGTTCCCGTTATAGTCAGTAAATGGGGTCACTTTTAAACTATGAAGATGCCCTGTAACCACCGAAATGCCAGCTTGAACCGTATTATTGTGAGTAGCATGGACTCCACCTTTGTATCGGTGCTTGATGATTACTTGTGGGGTAGGCCATACCGCCCAACAGAAATCCCACTCGGTGATATGGTCTGTCAGCTTAAAGCCCTGTACATCCTTAAATTGTGGTGCGTGTTGAGCCAATCTGTTGGCAAACCTTACATCGTGATTGCCAAATGTAAACACTAGCTTTACATTGTGCCTTGCTGCTTTTGCTGCTTCCTCGATCTCACCAAGCATAGCCTGACAAGCCTTTAACTCTTGGATAACAGAAGTCTGTGGTTGATCTGTTACATCGTGCCTCGATATAGACGCTCCATCAAAAGCATCCCCATTACATATCACCGCCTTGGGGGAAAACTCTTGGATGGCCCATAGAAGCCCTTTAAACGCTGTTGTACGCTGTGCAGGTATGAAGTGGGCATCCGAGAACACAATAACAGTCCCATCTAGTATGCCAAGCTCTATTTGTTTTAAAGGAGAAAAGGATTTAGCTCTTTTCTGATTGTAAAGAAGACCTCTTGAGTCTAAGGCTGTCAAAGCACCAAAACGATTTTCCATGCGTCTTCTGCGGTAATTTACAGCCCGTTCAGTCAAACATAAGAGTTTTGCTATTTTGGCGACAGATTGATACTTGTCCCAAAGGGCTAGAAATTCCTCATCTGAACAAGTTGTTAGCCCATTACTTGATACCATGAGAATCCTTGGATATTAAGTTTTCTAACAAGTTAATAACCCTATGCTCTTGCATTTCAATTTCCTCTTGAGAGGATTTAGGGTCTTGGGCTACACACATTAAGTCATGCAAAAATATGTGAAGTAACTCATGTAACGCAGTCTTATCCAATGACTCAGGCGTGATCTTTTCAGCACCAAAGTCACCTAATCTGTAAGTCGCCAATCTAGCAGAAGCATTAAACTCAACAGAGGCCATTGCTGCCTTTGCTGGTTTTATCCCCTTCTCTATCCTCCAATCACCAAGATTTAACACCTCTTGCCATTTTTTAACACTTTGGGCAAAAAGTTCAGCGTCTTGTTGATTAGGTATGTTAGCCATAGGTGTCAGATTAAATCTTATATCTATGTCAGTTTAATTAAATGGTCTAGTTCCAGCCTTGTCAATAATCAGGGCTTGCTTGCGAGGCTTTGTTTCTGGGGTGTTTGGGATGCTCAAATGAGTCCAACGATCAAACTCACGAATTACTTGGTCATAGGGTAAACCTGAGGCAATGATAGTTCTTACTACCTGATCTGGGGTTAGTTGAGGTACTCGGAAGTCCACAGCACAACCAATGCGATGCTGGCTACTATCCCTGCTACCAACTGCATCATTGACTTGCTTAGACCTAAAAGCTGAGTTAACCATGATGGGCTTTCCACCAAGTACTGTTTTGACTTCTTCGAGGAATTCTGCAAGTCTTTTGAGGTTTTCCAGTTCTGCATCATTTGGTGTATTGTCATACTGTCTGTGATCTGTGTGGGTTAGTTCTTCAAGAGTAAAGTGAGGTGTCATTTTTTAATCCTGTCAGCAATCTTCTCCATTGTTCTGCCACCAAAGTAGAACGACATGACGAGCATCCCCCATTGACCGAGTAACTCAACATAAGCACCACGAGTCTCATACTCAAAGATAGATGCAATGGCGAACCCAGAATAGGCTGCCAAAAGGAATATAAGGGTCATAGGGCGAATATTTTTAGACAACCAAGAGTCAGACCCCATATCAGCTTGCATACGCTGTGTGAGGTTGTTTTGTTCGGTTTTATATAACTCGGTTTCATTGGCCATTTTAGCCAACTCGCCATCTTGAGCCATCTTAGCCAACTCTAATTGAGCCTTGGCTTTAGCCTCTGGGTCAGGGATAAGTTTGTCAATCAGCTTGCCACCAACATTTAAAAGTGCGTCTAATCCAATCATTTTTTGTCCTTTTCATCGCCTTGCATAAGTTTGACACCAGATAAAAAACCAATCATGCCGCCCACAATTGTTTGAAACGCAGGGCCAATCAAAGCAAAAATAGAAGCATTGTCAACTTCTTTTGCCCACAGACCAACTAAGAAAGCACCAACCATCGCCAACATACAAAGACACAAAGTTGCTGAAACAATCATCGTGACGTAAAAAGTCAGTTTTTCTTTGGTGCTTGTTGTGTTTTCCATATTTCCCTCATACAAAGATTTGGAATCTTCTGCGATCTTCAAATGATCCAAGTTGGATGGTGTTCTGCCTAGCCCTTTTGTCGTAAAGTTCCAGTTCCAGATCTTCAGTTTTTCTAACCTGTTTAAGACATTCCATTGCATATTTGTATTCTTCTTGAACTTTCTCCACCGCCTTGTCAAAAGCCAATTCTCTAGCTGTGTAAGTAGGTTGAACAAGGGGATACCATTTGTTTAAGGTAATCATTTCTTTTCCCTCTCTCTTGCCCTTGCGTAGTAGTAAAGAACCTTTGCCCTCATCTCAGCACTATCAGCAACTCCTGACCACCCTGCTAAGTTATTCCACAAAACAAGCAGTTGTTCAGAACTACAAGAATCTCCATTAGTGGTTATCCACCTTGATAACTCCATGTGCCTCATTGTTGGCTCGTTTATCCAACTTAGTGCGTAGAAGTCTGATAACAGACATTGCTTTGGTTGTGCAGAGACCAGCAATCCAATAGAAAGCAGGAACAGCACAAGCCATTTCATTCATACCAACCAGACTCTTTTTTAGCCACTTGCAAGTGCTGATACTTAAAGTAGATATTAGCCACAAGACCAATAAAGCCGATAATCACACCACAGAGAGCACCGAATTCATTGGCTGATAAACCAAAGAAAATAGCACTACCTGCACCACCATAGGTAGCTACTGAGGCTGCTTTAGTCGCTACTACTGATGCCACCTCTGTCGTGTGATCGCTCATGTTATTGCCTTTTAGACAGAAGCCGCACGAATTGCTGTTAGGTCTTCTGTTGTCCAGAAGTCTTTAGCCAACATAATGACCAAATGCTCTTTGTTACGAGCCAAGCAGTCAGCCCAATCTTCAGCAGTCATGTCTTCTGGTTTGCCAGCATTGATGAGAGCCACGCTATCTAAGCAAGCGGAGTAGTGCTTGGCAATTTGTTCTGGGGTTTGTGTTTCAATAGTCATGATTTAAGCTCCTTTAGCTTCAAGTTGTGCTACACGAGCACGGAGGGTTTGCAATTCTTTTAACAGTACGACAGTCAGGCGTTCGTATTGGAAACCTTCAACTTCGCCATCTGCGCCACGATTTACAAGTTCTTCAAAACCAGAGTCAGCGGCTTCGTCAGCAATTAGACCTAAGTGGTCTTTGGTCTGGTCATCGCCTTCGCACTTAGATTTGTAGCGAACAGGGCGCAACCCGCTAATGTCAAAGTCCTCAACATCACGAATGTCTTGTTTGTATTTCAACGCAGATGTAGACCTACGGAAATACCCATCTGTTCCAACATTCATGTTTGCGGCATTTGCTGTTGTCGATGTATATGCACCAGCGTTGTTAATTGTCCCGTTAGTTGATTCAAAGAAACAACGAGGGTTACCATCACCATCAGACAGCACGATGTAGTTGCTTCCTGTGCGAATGTCTAGGCCACCTTGGTTGCCTGAGAAACCACCAATGATGGTGTTTTTAGTTCCAGTTGTAACTGCATGGCCACAAGCGCCAGTTGTTCCATTAGAGACGCCAATAAATGTGTTGTTACCGCCAGTTGTGCTTGCGCCTACGCCTTGACCAACAAATGTGTTGTAGTTTGCTGTAGTAATACTTGCGCCAGTGCCTTGACCAATCAAAACATGAGCGGCTCCTGTGGTAACAGCATTGCCTGCTTGATGTCCAAGAAAAACACTATTGTTGCCTGTTGTGTTTGTGTACCCTGCTTGATAACCTACTGCTGTGTTGTTAGATGCTGTGGTGTTTGACAATAAAGCACTCTGACCTATAGCCGTATTATAAGAACCAGTAGTGTTAAATCTTAATGCTCCACCACCAAAAACTGAATTAAAAGAGCCAGTTGTATTTGTATAAAAAGTAAATCCATTAGAATTGCCACTGCCTACTGCCACATTGTCTGTACCAGTGGTGTTTGCAAACCCTGTTCCACTACCTACAAATGTAAGACCAGCCCCAGTAGTATTACTATAACCAGCCTGATAACCTACAGCAGTATTGCTTGATGCTGTGGTGTTGGCTGTAAGAGATTGTCTGCCAATTGCTGTGTTAAACGAACCTGTTGAATTAGCCAATAATGCGTCTACACCTAAACCAGCATTACTAGCACCTGTTGTGTTGCTATACAAAGCACCTGCACCAACGGCAGTATTAAGCGTGCCTGTCGTATTGCTGTATGCCGCTTGGTAACCTACAGCCGTGTTGCTAGATGCTGTGGTGTTATTGCGAAGTGCATCTGCGCCATGAGCCGTATTAAATGAGCCTGTTGTATTTGAATACAATGAAACCGCACCAAACGATGAGTTAGAAGCCCCAGAAGTGTTTTGTTGTAAAGAACGAGCACCCAAAGCAGAGTTACTTCCTGCTGTATTCGTACTTAATGATAGATAGCCAACACCAGTTGAATTACCGCCTGTTGAGTTTAAGTTTAAAGCCTGATAACCCAATGCAGTATTTTGATCGCCCGAAGTGTTTGTTGCCAAAGCACTAGCACCCACCGCAGTATTGGTAGCAATAGCACCTGCACCACGGCCTACTGTTAGACCTTGAATAACGCCACCACCAGTTAAGGTAGATACTCCAGTTACTCCTAGTGTACTAGTAGCACTCAGCGTAGTAAACGCACCAGCCGCAGCCGTAGTAGTCCCTACAGGCCCGTTAAACGAGTCACCAACAGCACCTGTCTGAAAGTCTTTCAGTTGAGCCATTAACTCACGAATAGCATCGTTGATACCAGAGGGCGCACATCCCTCGGCTATGTTGATCGAGTCAATGTCTGTGTTATTCGCAGGGGTTGCGCTAAATTCCGAGATTTTTGTCTTTGGCATGGTTTATTCCTTGGGTTGATTTGCTTGATAAAGCAGATTGAACATTGTTGGATAGTCTAATTCAGGGAGTCTGTTTTGCACATCAAGCAAACCTCTACCTACTCGACCTGCGCCATAGGTAGCTTCACCCACGATTCTAGGAGATGAGACTGCACCATAGCCTAAAGTAAGTGGCAAACCACCAAGGCTAAAAGCACCCAAACTAGTAGGAATACTTGTAGCACCTTGGATTCCTCTAGGTGTTAATTGGTTAAGTGCTTGACCCGCCAATGATGGCATCAATTGACGACCACCAGCAGACTCCAACTCTTGAGCCAAACGCATCCGCTGACCATAGTTGGTGTTGACATTGTTTCTCATCAAGGACTGCAACTTACGCATTGCTGTGTCTACTGATGCTTTCTTGCCTAAAGACAATGCTCTTTCAATCTCTTTGATCTGCTCACTAGCATCAGCATAAGCCTTCATTGTCTTAGCGTATGTTGGGGCTTGCTTATTAATCTCATTTTTGACAGAGTTATAAACATCGCCAACAACCATTCGTTGCTGTGTAGACTCAAATGGGATGCTCTCTAAAGTCTCACCAATACTCTGTTTTAAAGCATCTAAGCCTTCAGGAGTGTGGAAGTCAGCAGGGTTTAACGATTTCCAGTCTGCTACCTTGGCTTGAACTTCAGCTAACTTCTGTGCAGCAGCTTCATTCTTAATCTTGCCTTTAAAAACAACCTTAGACTGAGCATCAGAAATGGCTTTATCAATTCCTGTGAAATCAAGAATAGATTTATCGCCTTTAATGTTTTGCATATTTGCACGATAGGCTTGCTGACGCTGACGACCCAATTCTGCAAGGTTCTGTTTGGCAGCATCCAAAACAGCAGTCTGCTCTACGCTACCACGCATATTGGCCTTCAAAGCCTCACCAGCTTCACCACCAACCAAACCTGCTCTAAAGGCTTGTCCAATAGGCTCACCACCGACACCAGTAGTCAAACCAAGAACTTGCTTTGTAGCCGCACCACCCAACTCAGCAGTTTTGCCTAAACCTTTGGCTGTAAGCATTAAGGGGTCAACAGCACGAGCCGCTGTAGACAATGCAGGGGCAGCACGAGTAGGCAATGTAGCACCAGCAGTCAGAACAGTAGAAAGGTCTGCCATCACACCAGCAGGGTCTTTTGCAATTGCCTGTTTAGCACCTTCTAAACTTCCATAGCGGCCAACATAATACTGGCCTACTTTGTTTGCAGTCTCACGGCTAGGCTTGTCCTCGCCAACCATTTGCACTAATTTTTCTGGAAGCACATTTTGTAATATGCCAGCACCAAGGTCTAAAACTGTTTTAGCAGTTTGAACAGGGCTTGTAACGGCTTGGTAAATATCACCAACCATATTGGCAACAGATGGGCCGAAACTCTTTACTGCCTCAAGTGGCACATCAGACCAAGCAAGAGGCTTCTTAGCCGAAGCCCTCTCCATCTCGTATCTGCGTCTGAACTCAAATTCTTCTAGTTCATCCATGATTATTTCTTTTCTTGAGTTTTCAACCATTGCTGATAACGATCTTCCTTTGCAGGAGAGTACTTAAATGGAGATACTTCAACAGGTTTGCTAGAACCTAGTGGTACTTTTGCGTAACGCTCTTGAATCTCACGAATTGTCTCAAGTGCAGCTTTACGAGTGCCAACAGGTAATGTTGAATCACCAACTTGACCAGCCATTTCACGATAGAGCAAAACATCTTTATCAGATTGTGGGCCTGACATTTTTGGCATCTTAGCAACCAACGCACCTTGAATTGCTTTAAGTTGAGCCGCTGCTTTAGCACCTTCAGTAGACACACCAAAAGCACCAGCCAACACATCAACACCTGTACCAGTTAAAGATGCTGTGGCTTTGTCCAAAAGGGTTTCAGCTTGGTTGATTAAGCTAATTGATTCTTTTGCTTCTGCAATAGGCTTGTTTCGTTCTTCGGCCTTAGCTTCTAGTTTAGTTTCAGTTTCAAGTCTACGAAGCTCTAAATTACCTCTTGCAATCTCACCTTGCAATGCACGAGCTTCATTAGACTGAGCTAAACCTTGTCTGCGGAACTCAGCCATTTG